GTCAACGACTACGTGAACAACGACTCGTCCGACACGGACTGCTTCATCAAGCCGATCAAGGATCCGCTGACCGTCTACCTGGACCCAGACATCCAGCAGCCGAACGGCTCGGATGCGCGGTGGGGCTTCATCTTCGAAGACATCCCGCTGGATCTGGCCAAGGTCCGCTACGCCAAATACCAGAAGCACTTCGGCCAGGCCACACTCAACACCTCGAGCGGGTGGCTGACGAAGGACCACGTCCGGATCGCCGAGTACTACGAGCGGGACCCGAAGCCGGACATCCTGTACTCGTACGTGGATCCTGACACCGGCGAGAGAGGCACCGTCTACGGCAGCCAGATCTCCAAGGAGATCGAGGAGGAGCTGAAGCGTGACCCCAACACCCGCTACCGCGAGGTGGAGGGGTTCAAGGTCATGTGGTACCTGATCATCGGCGACCGCGTGGTCAAGAAGAGCGAGGTACCCTGCAAGTACGTCCCGATCGTCCGGTGCGTCGCCGAGGAGTCGGTGATCAACGGCGTCTACGACCGCAAGGGCCACGTGCGGAACCTCAAGGATCCGCAGCGGATGCTCAACTACTGGGCGACTTCTGCTGTGATCCAGGTGGCGTTCCAGACCAAGACCCCGTACGTTGGAGCCGCGGAAGCAATCGAGCCCTACGAGAACTATTGGAAGGACGCCAATACCAAGAACACGGCGTACCTCCCCTACAAGCACATGGACGAGACCGGGAACCCGATCCCGCGTCCGGAGCGCGAGCAGCCTCCGGTGATGGCGCCGGCCTACATCGAGGGCTTCGCCATGGCTCGCCAGCAGATGATGTCCATCGCCGGCCAGTTCGAGGCTGTCATGGGCGAGCAGGGACCCGAGCTGTCCGGCAAGGCGATCATCGAGCGAAAGAAGCCTGGCGATCGCGCCACCTACCACTACGCCAACGCTCTCGCCCGCGCCATCGGCTTCACGGGCGAAATCATCATTGACATGGTGCCGAGGATCTACGACACGCCTCGCATCATCAGGATCATGGGCGAAGATGGCGAGCAGAGCGAGGTCCGCGTCGACCCCGAGCTGAAGCAGGCTTCGCAGGAAGTCAAGGAGACCAACGAGACCGAGCAGAAGGCGCAGCGCGTCTTCAACCCCAAGGTCGGCAAGTACGAGGTCCAGGCGTCCGCGGGTCCCAGCTGGGGGACTCGTCGCGAGCAGGCCTTCGACACCCTCATGAAGTTCATGATGGTGAGGCCTGAGTTCACCCAGGTCATCGGTGACCTGATCTTCCAGTCGGCGGACTTCCCGCTGTCTGAAGAGGCTGCTTCGCGCCTCAAGCGGATGGTTCCGCTCCAGGCGCTCGGCGATGCGCCTCCGCCCGAGGTCCAGGGCCTCATGCAACAGGTTGAGAACCTGCAGGCCAGCCTGGCGTCCGCCATCCAGGCGCTCGCCAACAAGCAGGAGGAGCTGCAGAACCGGTCGGCGGAGAACCAGATCAAGAGCTACGACGCCGAGACCAAGCGGTTCGAGGCCCTCATGGAGAGGATGGAGCTCTTCGATCCGAAGGCTCTGGCCCAGACCGTGGCGGCTCTTCTCCTGTCCATGCAGAACACGCCTCTTCCGCCTCCCCCTGTTCCGACCGCCGAGCTGCCGATACAACCCCAGGGTCAAGATCTTGGCATTCCACAGCAACCTGGCGGACGCGGCGGCGCCATGCCAGAGGCCATCCAGGAGGACCTGGGGGTTCCAGATGCAATCCAAGGTATTCGACAGAACCGCCGCGGGGTACACTATCTTCCTGACCCGCAGCGTCCTGGTCGATTTGTGGAGATCAGCTGATGTCGGACAACGATCGCTTCAAGAAGGAGTTCGAGAGCTGGGCGGGCAAGGAGCCCGAGCATCCGCTCATCGAAGGCATGCGTCAGGCTCCCGACGGCAAGTGGTACATCCCGGATCCGAACCGGCCTGGGAAGTATCTGGAAGTCGAAGAGAAGCCGAAGGAGAAGTGAGCTATGTCTGGCTCCAACAAGTTTGCGCCGTTCACCTACGACTCGCTGGACCCGAACCAGCGCCAGAAGCTCTTCGGCATGTTCGAAGAGAGCTACAGGAAGGAGACCGGCCAGGCGTGGAGCCAGCCCAAGTTCGAGTCCCGTGCCCAGAACTGGCACTTCTACGGCGACGAGGACGGGTTCGTGGCAGTCCGGCCTCAGCGCTCGGGCATGAAGAAGCTCGTCGGCGTCGCCGGATCCCCGAAGTCGATCATCAAGGGCGTCGACCAGCTGCAGCAGGAAGGCGGACCCATCTGGGGTGCCGTGTCGTCTCCGCTGGCCGCCATGGCCAAGAAGCGAGGCCTCATCGTTCCCCACCTGCACTTCGGGGGCCCGACGCTGATCAAACACGTGATCAACAACGTGCCCGCCAGCGTCTTCGGAGGCGTGCAGCCCAAGGTCCAGCCGGACGGCGGCATCGAGCTGGACTATCCGGACGTCGGCAAGGCCACCAAGTACCTCGTGGTGAACAAGGAGTACCTCAAGCAGCTGACCGGCATGCCTCAGGTCGCCCAGGCGATCAAGGGCAACAAGGTCGTCCAGACCTTCATGAAGCTGGTGGGTATGTGAGATGGCTGAAGATCCATTCAAGAAGGCTTTGAAGGCCTGGCACGGGTCTCCGGCCCAGTTCTCAGGCTTTGACGATCAACACATCGGGTCTGGAGAAGGCTCTCTGGAGGCCTGGGGCCACCACATCTCGGAGGACCGCGATCACGCCTTGAAGTACTCCTCGCTGCGTCCAGGGAGCCCTGGGTTCCTGTACGAGGTTGAAGCTCAGGTTGACCCTGACAAGATGATCCCGCTGCACACGCCGTTCGGAGACTTGGAAGAGCACCACCAAGAGCTGATCGAGCGGGCTTTGGGAACTCGGCCTCGCTCCAAGGACACCCTGTTTGACATTCAGGGCCATGTGGGAGCTGCCGAGCTCAGTCAGGCTTTGCATGAGGCAGGCGCCCACGGGTTTTCTTCCGACGACGGCACGCACGTCATCATAGACCCAACTCGTCTGAGGATCGTGTCGAAGACGAAGGTGCAACATGGTTGAGAAGATCCTCAAGGCGTGGCACGCAAGTCCCTATGACTTCGAGGCCTTCGAGCACCCGAAGAAGATCGCCGGCACCGGCCAGGGTGCCAGCATGTATGGCCGAGGCCTCTACGTCGCCGAGAACCCCAAGGTCTCCGGGCCTGGGGAGTCGGAGTACATGAAGGAGTTCTTGAACCACCCTTCTGTTCTGAACTACAACAATCTGACTTTGATGGGTATTCCTTTTCCTCAGTGGAGACACTACGGCCAAATCCCGATTGAAAAAAAGATCTTTGCCGAACGGGAAGGTTTGCCGAAGCGGTTTCACGCCAAACTGAACGGTCTTCTCACTACTTTGGAGAGCAGGGCTGGTAGAACCTACGCTGGAAATCTTTTGGCCTTGGCCCATGATCGTCTCGATCCCCAAGACGATAAAATCCTGTTGTCATTTTTGGAGAAACACGCGAAGTTGGATAGGACTAACTCGTCGTCGGGAGGCCCCTTCTCCTACGAAGCCAACGTCCACCTGACTCCGGAGACGATGTTGGATTGGGACAACCGTGTTCGCGATCATCATCCGGAGGTCAGAGACAAGATCCTGTCCGTACTGCGTGACAAGCCGCTTCCGTATGGCGAGACTTCTCATGACATTTACGGTGGATACACTGGACAGGGCATTTATCAGACTCTCACTCATCACCACGGCTCTGACTACGCTGCCTCCGAGGCTCTCTACAACGCTGGTATCCATGGGATCAGGTACAAGGACGGGGGAAGTCGGAACATTGAAGCAAAAGCAATTGCCATCTCTAATGGCGAGGAGTATTCAGAAGACGACAGGACTACACCAGGAGGACTTTTTGCGTTCTATACCAGAGGACTTCACCGAAACGGTAAACCGTCCAGCGGTGACGTAGTGGCTGACGCTATCGAAGATCTCTACCGAGCGGCAGGGAGATTTCCTGAGGGTAACGCGTCGAGGAAGAACCTGGAGATGGCGGCAGAATGGGCTGAAATCAATAAGCCATCTGTCGAAGTCCGGACCCCTTCTGCAACCTACAACTACGTCATCTTCCACCCCGACTTCGTGAAGGCAGTGGCTCAATACGACATTAAAGGGAATAAGGTCAAAGATCTTGGACCCGGCGTCCACCTGAAGGCGGTCGACCATGATCCCTTCGATGGAGAGAAGTAGGATGGCTGAAGACCCGTTCAAGAAGGCCCTGAAGGCTTGGCACGCCAGCCCGTACGACTTCGAGGAGTTCGGCCCGATCAGGGACGTCTCTGGGAAGGGCCAGGGCGCCGCCATGTATGGCCGAGGCCTCTATGTTGCCGAGAACCCTAAGGTCTCTGGGCCGGGGGAGTCGGAGTACATGAAGGAGTTCAGTTACCATCCCTACACGAGGCCAGAAAATCTCGGTGGTCTTTCTTTAGAGTCTTATCTAGGAGACTCTTATGAGGCGGCCGAAAACCGTCGCGGACTGGTTTCGTATCCAGGTCTAAAAGAGGAAAAGAAGCTCAACACTAGGCAACAGGACCTTTTGCATAGACTGATTGGGGAATACGTCCAGTCTGGAAAGTATCTAGGATACGGTAAGGATCTGCTAGGATTCATGAAAGACAAAGGTGCCTCAACTTCTTACATAAATCACATCAAGATTTTCTATAGTTTCGGTGAGGGAAAGGGACCTTTCTCCTACGAAGTCAACGTCCACCTGACCCCGGAGACGATGCTGGACTGGGATGAGACGTTTAATAATCATCACCCAATCGCCAAGAATGGGATCACTAAAGCATTCTCAAGTGTTCAAAAACTTCCCATGGATGCCGACGGTGAGCCCGGGGATGCAGCGCACGAAATGCTAAGACGCAATAAGAATGTGACTGGTTCAACAATCTACAACCTTCTAACTACGTACCACGGCTCCGATTATGCTGCTTCTGAGGCTCTCTACAACGCTGGCATCCACGGGATCAGGTACAAGGATGGGGGGAGTCGTAATATCTCTCCGATTATGAGGTTCGATGGCTTGAGTATACTACAGCACTTACAATCCACAACTAAGTCAGACGACCAGAAGAATGCGGTGGCTTTGTCGCAGTTCGTTGAGAGAACAACGAGCGGCTCTCTTCAGGATGCAATCGAAGCCGTGAAGCGCAACGCCGAATACAACCGCAAACGCGGCGAGACTTACTATGCCGACCGGGATGACAAATTGGCAAAGTGGGTAGAGGACAACAGTCACAGGATTAGCATCGCGGTCCCGAAACCTACCTACAACTATGTCATCTTTCATCCTGACTTCGTCGAGGCGGTGGCCCAGTACGACATCAAGGGGAACAAGGTCAAGGACCTGAGCCCTGGGGTGCATCTGAAGGCGGTCGACCACAACCCCTTCGAGGGGGAGAAGTAACATGTCCTCCCGGTTCCAGCGAGCGCTCCGGGCCTGGCACGGCTCGCCTCACGACTTCGAGGAGTTCAAGGACGAGGCCATCGGATCTGGCGAGGGCGCGCAGGTCTACGGACACGGGCACTACGTGGCTGAGCAGCCGGAGGTCGCCAGGTCATACCGGGACAACCTGACGATGAGCGACTACGATCCCAACCCGATCGTGCGGTACAACGGCATCGACCTGGTTGAGCTGGCACGCGAGAGCAAAAAGCCCAACAAGGATCGGTTCCGTCAGCTGCTCGGCCTCTCGGGGCTCGATCGAACCGGAGGTCTGCACGAGCCTCTGATCGAGGTGATTGAACACATGCTAGAAGCTAGTCAGCTTAATCACACAAACGTCACTCCAAAAGCTGCGTATGATTGGCTGCACGATGACACGAGCGAGTACTATTACGGTGATGAGGAAGGCCTCAAAGAGAACCAGAAGCGTCTCAAGCAAATCAAGCCAATCATCGACGTTGCTACTATGCATACCAAGGGCGACGTCAAACCGGGACGCCTCTACGAGGTGCACGTGGCGCTGGGCGACGACGAGATCCTGGATTGGGACAAGTCTGTAGGAGAGCACCACGAGAAGGTCATTAATGCACTTTCAAACATGAAGAAAAACAGGCCGATCGAGGCTGGAGATGGTTTGTCATCCAACCGCAAGCCTTATTCGCTCCGAGCTGGAGGGGCTGAGGTGTACCGTGAGATGGCCCAATACTACGGCCGAGCGCTGAAAAGTGATCCTCAAGCAGCTTCTAAAGCCCTTCTTGAGGCTGGTATCCGGGGCATCCGCTACCGCGATCAGCAGTCACGCCGTCCGTCGGTCGACCTGTACATGGATGGGGAGAAGATCGAGCCGTGGGACGGGACCAAGGAGCACCACCTGCATCGGGAAGCCGTAGACGAAGACTGGGGTCTAGCGTCTCAAGTCGCGGCGCTCCCCAGCGTGAGGGCTGGAACTGCCACGGATCTTGATGGATTGATCAAAAGGCTGGAAACGAACGACTTGGGGACATGGCTCCGAGAAAATAAACACCGTGTACAGCTGAAGCCGAACCGCGGTACATACAACTATGTGGTCTTCGACCCGAAGGACATCAAGGTGGTCCGCAAGTACGGTCGGAAAGACGAGCTGATCCAGGACTTCGGGCACGAGCCCGTGCACCTGACGAATGTTGAAGGAGATAACCAGAAGTGAGTCACCGCCACATGGCCCACTGGCTGGTCGCCAAGACCGCCAGGGAGATGGCCGAACAGCTCTACGAGGAGATGGCCTCGGACCAGACGACGGGCAACGCTTTCCGCGCCCGCCACCCGGACATGAAGGCCTGGGTCCAGTGGGTCCATGGGTCTCTGCTGCAACAGGCCCGTGAGGCTCTGGCCGGGATCCTTGGCAACCAGAGTCTCGCCATCTCTGAGGAGATGCGGGACAAGATCGCCGACGCTCTGATCAAGGACGCGAGTCTGCGTCGGACGAAGGACAATCGCGTCGTCAAGTTCAACTAAGGAGAAGCCGTAGTGTCTGAGTCCATGACCGAGAACCAGCCTGCCGAACAGGCTCCCCCACAAACTCAGGAGCCCCAGGGGACGACGCCGGAGACTCCGCCTGCTGCCGCACAGCCGACGGAGTCGAGGCCTTCCTGGGCCGCCCGTCGTATCCAGGATCTCGTGGCCGAGCGCAACAACCTGAGCCGGGGCTTCGAGGAGGCCAGGGCCAGGGCGGAAGCGGCCGAACGTCGCCTGGCCGAGCTCAACGGGCAGCAGCCCCCTGCCTCGCCACCGGCGTCTCAGCAGCCTCCTGCCACTGAGCAGCCTCCGAACCCGCCCACGGATCCGACAGACCCCAACTTCCGCCGGGTGGTGGACCAGCGGGCCGAGGAGCTGGTCCGCATCCGTGAGTTCAACGAGACCTGCAATCGGGTGTACGACGCCGGCTCGCGGGATTACTCCGACTTCACTGCGGCGATGTCCAGCTACACAGAGCTCGGCGGGATCAACCCGGTCCTGATCGAGGCTGTCATCATGGCTGACGTCGAGAACGCCCATCGGATCCTCTACGATCTGGCCAAGGACAAGGACAAGGCCTACGATCTGCTTCGGATGACGTCGCCCGTCAAGCTGGCCACCGAGGTCGCCAAGCTGGCCCGGAAGTACGAGAGGAAGCCGGATCCCAAGCCAGTGTCCAGGGCGCCGGCCCCGCCGGAGACTCTGCGTGCAGGTGCCGCGGCTCCTCCGGAGAAGAACCCGAACGAGATGACGACGGCTGAGTGGATGGCCTGGCGCAACAAGCAGAAGAAGGTCCGCTGACCGATGTCTGACAGTGACTTCACCCGGGCCCTTAAGGCGTGGCATGGCTCTCCTCACGACTTCGAGGAGTTCCGCAACGAGGCGATCGGCTCGGGTGAAGGCACTGAATGGCGTGGTGGCTATGGCATTCGAGGCCACGGCCACTACGTCGCTGAGGAGAGGAAGGTTGCGGAGTCGTATCGGGACTCTCTGACTCGAAGGAGAGCTCCGCCGTCGGATCACAGCTACATGTTCAACGGCGTTCGCAATAACAGCAGCGTCGACGGCTTCAGTGATTTTTTGGGGTGGCTCTATAATGTCCGCGACTGGGAACGCCGGGTGAAACAATCGAAGGCCATGATTGGGCCTTCGACCGGTGAAAAGACCAAGGAAATTGTCAAACAACAAAGTGACGAGCTGAAAAATGCCCTCGCCGATCTTCATAAGCAGGCAATCGGACTCCACAACACTCCGGAGCTGATGGATCTGAGCTTGGACCAGATCCAACATTTGATCGACGTCGACAATGATATGCGTGATCCATATTCTGGTGGTAATCCAGAACTTGCTTTGACTATTAGCACGCGCCGCCGCAAGGAGAAAGCTTCGCGCAACTATCGGGACGGGATTGGCTCGGCCGACAACGTTCGGGCTGAACACGACGCTGCCGAGAAGGCCTACGGCGTCCTCCTTCCCGTCGTCCAGAAGATGGAGCCTGCGAAGCCCCAGCAACTTGAGGGGCGGTTGTACGAGCTGAACCTCAACCTGGGCGAGCATGAGCTGCTGGACTGGGATGCGCCTCTTCAAGACCACCACGATGAGGCGCTTTCCAAGATCCTCAACATTCCAGAGGTTGATGACGCCACCCATTTTGAAAACGAAGACGAGAATACCCACGGTTGGGAGTCGATAGGCGGCCAACCTAAGCTGCATCCAGAGTACTCTACCGGCCAGGAGGTCTACAATCATCTTGTAAACGAAACCGGTTCAGCCATCAAGGCCTCGAACCGCCTGCTCGAGCACGACGTCAAGGGGATCAGGTACAAGGATCAGGGGAGTCGGAACTTCTCTCCAGCTGACGTAAAAGTGGCAATCGACGGAAAACCCGTCGACACGGGGGGAAAACCGCACTACGCACCCAACGCACCTGAGCAGTATGCCCATCTGCTCAAGGTGACTATGGATGGAATGGGGATGCGATCTCTCCAAGAAGCGTCTGATCACTACAAAAAGATCGCCGACGACTGGTTTGCCAATCCAGGCAATGGCAACAAAGACTATATCTACGAGTCGTACCGCAACATGGCTGACTGGTATGAGAAGAACAAGGACCGGGTCAGCCTGCAAGAACCAAAGCCAACCTACAACTACGTCATCTTCGATCCCACTGCCATCAAGATCATGCGCAAGCTGGGAATGAAGGGCGAGACGGTGAAGGATTTCACCGACACGGGCGTTCATGTGAAGCCCGTGAGCCACGATCCGTTCAAGGAATGAAAAACGGGCGGCCGAAGCCGCCCATCTTTCTCACTTGCCTGGAGGATCCAGATCCAGGGTGAAGGTCTTGTCGTCCAGGACGCAAGGGTTGTAGACGTCCGACAATGCGTCGTACCTCTTCCCGTCGTCCAGCGAGACCAGGACCAGGGCATCTGCCATCTTCGGATCGGCAGCCACGGCCTTCTCCAGTGCCCACATCAGCTCTCTGACAGTCATCGCGTTCTCCTCGATCGGCCGTCCTCAGCAGGGCGGCAAGGTCATCATAGCACGTTGGCCGCTGATGTACATAGATATTTTCTATCTGTGGCGAAAAATGATGTTTACACTCGAAACGCGTCGTGGTAAGGGGCTATTGTGGACTAGCCGGGTCGCGATCCGGCTCACCAAGACGCGGACAAGCCCGTCACCAGCTTGGACTCGGGCACCGAGCACCCCCGGATCGTGGCACCGGGTCAACAACCACGTGCCGGCCCGTCATCTGCTTGGACACGGGCGCCAAGCGAACCTGGACCCACCCGTCCGGCTCGTGAAGCCGCCAACCCAAGGAGAGAGTAGTGGCCAACCAGCTGCTTACGCTCAACGAAATCACTCGTGAGGCGATCCGCCTCTGGAAGAACAGCAACGCGTTCCTCCAGAACGTCGACACCCAGTACGACGACTCCTTCGCCCAGACCGGCGCCAAGATCGGCACCAGCCTGCGCATCCGACTGCCGTCGGACTTCGTCGTGCGCTCTGGCCCCGGCGCCCAGCCGCAGGACACCCAGGAGCAGAACACCACCCTCGTGGTCTCCACCCAGAAGGGCGTCGACGTCAACTTCTCGTCCCTCGAGCGCACGATGTCGCTGGACGATTACAGCCGTCGCGTCATGGCGCCTGCCATCAACAACCTGACCGGCTCCGTCGCCGCGGATCTGATGTCCGGCTCGAAGGCCGGCATCTGCAACGCCGTCGCCAACTTCGACCTGTCCAACAACATCCTGAACCCCGTCGCGCGCACCTTCCTCGACGCCGGCGCGACGCTGGACACGCAGTCTGCGCCCCGCATGGAGCGCAAGATCATGAACGACCCGTACACCGAGGCCCGCGTGGTCGCCTCGCTGGCCGGGCTGTTCAACCCGTCGGCGAAGATCAGCGAGCAGTACACCTCCGCTCAGATGAAGGAGGCGCTCGGCTTCCAGTGGTACATGGACCAGACGGTCACGAAGCAGACGTCGGGCTCCTTCACGACCGGCACGGTCAACGGCGCCGGCCAGACTGGCCTGTCGCTTGTGATCAACGCTGCAGGCGGCACGCTGAACGTCGGCGACATCATCACCATCGCTGGCGTGAACGCGGTCAACCGCATCACCAAGGAGACGACCGGCCAGCTGCGCCAGTTCGTCGTCACTGCGCCGGTGCTCGCGGGCGCCACCACCATCTCCCTCTATCCGGCGATCGTCCCGCCGGTCGGTGGCCAGCCTGTCCAGTTCCAGACCGTTACGGCTTCGCCGGCGAATGGGGCCACGATCACGCCGTTCTTCAACGCGGGCGTGACCTACCGGCGCAACTTCGCCTACATGCCGGAGGCCTGCACGATGGCCACGGCGGACCTGGAGCTGCCCAAGGGCGTCCACGAAGCTGCGCGCGACAGCTTCGACGGCATCTCCATGCGCATGGTGACGGCGTACAACGTCGCCACCGACCAGTTCATCACCCGTCTGGACATCCTCTATGGATACCTGTGGGTGAGGCCGGAGTGGGCCGTCGTCGTCGCAGACGCGCTGTAGTCATGGGCGGCGTGAGCCGCGTCTGACTACGGTCCACGGGCGGCGATCGGATACGGCTGCCGGTCGCCGCCCTCCCACATTCAGCCGAGGATCCATGACCATGGCAGGACAGAAGGGCACGCGCACGTTCGCGGGCGTCTACGAGCTGATGGAGTTCCCGCCGTACGAGTACCGGGAATATCCGAAGATGATCACGGTCGGCGACGAGATGATCACCGTGAACAACAAGGTGGAAGAGGACGAGGCGCTCGGCAACCAGGCCGAAGAGCCGGCCGACGAGACCACCAACGTCAACGTCGAGGTCCACGGCCGCCGCCGTCGGAGCGCCTGACCATGACCCCACTGGACATCATCACGCTGGCTCTGCGCAGGTCCAGGGTGCTCGGCGTCGGACAGACTGTGTCCGATGACGACGCTGACGTCGCTCTGCGCGAGCTCAACTTGATGCTGTCCCAGTGGGCTCGGCAGAGATACATGGTCTACCGCACGGTCGATCTGGCCAAGATCGCCACCGGAGCTCAGACCTACACGGTCGGCCCCGGTGGCGATTTCGACATCGAGATCCGACCCGACATCCTCGAGAGCGCGTTCCTGAGGCAGTTCCCTGCGGCGCCTATCGTCGTATCAGGCCCGGCAGTTCCGGTTGTCCCGACGTCATCTCCGTTCTTCTGGCAGGCTTCAGAGGCAGGCACCCTGACCGTTACCGGAGGTTCTGGAGTGAGCCTTCAGTTCTCCGACGCTTCCGAAGATCCGACCTACGTCGCGGCCACGTCTCCCGTGACTGTGGATACTGACGACGGCGTTTTGGTCACGTACGTCGACGCACCGACGATCACGTTCACTCCGGCTGCCACGACGACCGTTCCTGCCCCTGTGCCGTCGAACGCCGTGGACTACCACCTGGAGATCCTCCACTCCCGCGAGGACTACAACCGGATCGTGTTGAAGGGGCTTCAGACCTTCACCTATCTGGTGTTCTACGACCCGTCTTGGCCGATGGGAACGCTGTATCCGTACCCGTTCCCTCCAGCCGGCGGGAGCTACGAGCTTCATATCACCGCCAAGATGCCACTGGTCAGCTTCACCAGCCTGGCTCAGGACGTCAACCTGCCGGGGGAGTACGAGGCTGCCATGGTTTCCAACCTGGCAGTGATCCTCAGGAACACGATCGCAGGACTTGCTCCAGATCCAGCGCTCAGCGCGATGGCCAAGGACGCCAAGGAGATCATCCGTGGAACAGCAGCAGCCATCCCCCGGCTCGTGCTCCCTGGGGGTATCCGCAGGCGCGTCGGAGCCTACAACGTCTACTCTGATCAGGGACGATGAAGAGGCTCAGATCCAAAAGCTGGTGGATGACTACATGGAAGCGATGGCAGTCTGGGCGGGCAAGGACCTTCCGCCGAAGACATAGGGGACGTTAGATGGTCAAGATTGCTCTCACTGGAGGGGCTTACGAAGCGCGAAGCATCATTGCCGATGCCCAGCGCTGCGTGAACCTGTACCCTGAGAACAACCCTCAGGGCGCGTCGTCTCCCTTCACCTACTACCCGACCCCTGGCCTGCGCAAGCTGGTGCGCGCTGGTGAAGGCGCAGTCCCGTGGCGCGGTCTCTACTCTGCTTCCAATGGAGTCAACTTCGGGGTCGCCGGTCGGACCGTCTATTCCATCTCTGACTCTTGGGTGCTTACCAGTCTCGGCAGCATCGAGTCCGATGACACCCAGGTGTCTATGATCGACAATGGCACGACTCTCTTCATCGTCGACGGCACCGCCAAGGCCTGGAAGGTCGATCTGGCCACGATGGCATTCAGCCAGCTGGTCGACGGGACCGGACTGTTCCTGGGTGCTAGCTCGGTTGCCTACCTCGACTCGTTCGTGCTGTTCAATCGTCCTGGCACGAAGATCTTCATCTCGACTCTGTCGGCCTCAGACACGTTCGACGGCACCTACTTCGCCCAGAAGACCACGTCTCCTGATCTGCTCAAGGCGGTTGCCACCAAGCAGCAGGAGATCTGGTTGATCGGCGACGTGACGTCGGAGGTCTGGTACAACGTCGGCGAGTCCGGGTTCCCGTTCCAGAGAATGCCTGGCATCCTTGTCGAGTTCGGGACGGTGGCTCCCGACTCGATCGCCAGAGAGACCAACGGCCTGTACTGGCTGGCGAAGAACCGCCAGGGAGACCTGATGGTGGTCAGGGCCGAGCAGTACCAGCCTGAGCGGATCTCGACCTACGCCATCGAAGCTGCCATCGGCGGCTACAGTGTTGTGGACGACGCCATCGGGACGACGTACCTGATGGATGGTCACATGTTCTACGAGCTGACCTTCCCGACTGAGGGAAAGACGTGGGTCTACGATCACACGGAGAAGCTCTGGCACGAGAAGGCGTACCTTGATCCTGTGACTGGCACGTTGGGACGCTCGCGCGTCAACTGTCACGCCTTCATGAACGGCACCCACGTCGTTGGCGACTATGAGTCCGGCTGGCTGTACGAGATGGCTATGGGGATCTACACAGACTTCGATGGTCCCGTGGTTCGCATCCGGTCGTTCCCCCATCTCGGCGCTGAAGGCAAGCGCACGATCTTCAACCAGTTCCTCGCTGATTTGCAGATCGGTGAAGGAGATCTTGAAGTCACTCTTCGTTGGAGCGACACACGAGGACGAACCTGGGGGACGCCGGTGAAGAAGGTGGCTGGAAGTCCGGCCAACTTCCTCGCAGTCCTCAACTGGTGGAACCTGGGCATGGCTCGGGATAAGGTGTTCGAGTTGTCCTGGTCGTCACCGACCAAGACCGCTCTTCAGGGAGCATTCATCGACATCGGAGTGGCTGAGACATGAGCGGTTCAAACCCTCAAGGCTTTCCGCTTCTCAACTCGCCGTTGGTGGATCCGCGGACCGGAGGGCCGTCTCGCCACTGGATCCAGTTCTTCATGACTTTGTGGCGCCGCACGGGATCCGGTCCCGGCGAAGAGCCGGCCGTTCTCCCTGTCCTGGAGGCCCTGGCTTTCGAGGAAGATGCCTTCGCCCAGGACCAACTCAGCCTGTTGTCCGGGGAAACCGAGGAGACACCGCAACCGGAACTTCCGATCGAGGCCGACGACGGCATTCCTGAGCCGAACTTCCAGGACATCCTGAACGACGCCTATGAAAAGTCTCACCCAATCATCGGGTATCTCGACCTGGATGACAACGACGTTCCGGTCGTGTCGCCCATCGACCAGCCTGTCGTCGGGGCCTCGCCGTTCTCGTACGTGAGCCCTCGTCGTCAGCTGGTAGTCGTGTCTGGGGGTACCGTGGCAACGGTCGAGCTGAGCCGAGACGGCTCGATCTTCTTCAACGTCGGCCTGACTTCAGGGGCCTTCGTGCTTGGCACTGGTGACACTCTTCGACTGACGTACACCGTCGCCCCCACGGCGTTCGTGACATTTCCTTTCTGAAAGGACCCATGACATGACCATCACTCCCGCAGCCCTGCAGCCCGGGGTCTCCTTGACCAACGCGGCTGCCTCGATCTACACGACGCCGGCTAACGGCCAGGCCGTGATCCGTCGCGCGGTGTTCACCAACCACGACTCGAGCCCGCACGTCATCACTGTCCATCGGGTGCCGAGCGGCGGCAGCGTGTTGACGGCCAACATGCTGATCGACGCTCGACGGCTGACGCCTGGAGAGAGCTACGTCTCGCCTGAGCTCGCCAACATGGTGCTCGACGCTGGCGACTCGATCCAGGCCTTCGCCGACGCCAACTCCGTCGTGAACGCTTTCATGTCGGGGTACACGCTGTGAACGGCCCGCTTGCCAAGCTGGCAGACGTCAACGGCGTGCTGCTGGCCATGCTCCAGGATGCCGTCCGTCTCCACCGCGGGGAGTTCGGAGTCGTTGACATGCGCGAGTCCTTCGAGGGGACCCCGCATGGTGATACGGAGACCATCTATCTGCGGGCGCCGCCGTGGCCGTTCGGCAACGTCGCTCAGCTGCAGGACGAGGTCCGGGTCGTCAACTGGCCGGTCCTTCAGCTCGAGCAGCGGTTCGGTGACGGGCTTCAGGCCCTTCAACACATTTCAGGCCTGGCGATGGCTCGCGCCATGCTGGTCAAGCTGAAGCCTGGGGGCCAGGTGAAGCCGCACGTGGATGAGGGGCTGTACGCATCATGCACGGAACGGTTCCACTACGTCGTCGAGACCAATACCGGCGCCGTCTACAGTGTGGATGGGGTCGACGAGCACCTGCCCGTCGGGACTCTCTGGTGGTTCGACAAGACGAAGGAACACTGGGCTTTCAACAACGGTCAGACAGACCGCATCCACCTGATCTTCGACGGGTGGAAGGTGCCGTGATCATCTTCGCATCCGAGTCGTTCAAGGGCATCAGGAGAGAGGCGAAGCCTCTCTTCTTTGCCCATTGGCGCGAGGTGTGCCACGATCCCGAGTTCCTCAAGCTGGATCCCGACTGGGAGACCTTCGACGCGCTTGAAGACCACGGGCTCGTGCACACCATCACGGCTCGGGACGGCGCCAGACTCGTCGGCTATATCGTGTTCATTCTCCAGCCGCTCCTGCACTACAAGGCGGTCCGATGTGCGCTGGAGGATGCGCATTATCTCATGCCTGGGTACAGGCAGGGGTGGAACGGCTTGAACATGTTCCGCTTTGCCGAAGAAGAGCTGAAGAAGCTTGGCGTGCACGTGATCAAGATCCACACCAAGTCGGCCCTCGACAAGGGTCCGGTGTTCAAGCGGCTCGGTTACTCGCTGACCGAGCACAACTACATGAAGAGGATCGCCTGACATGGTTGCTGCAGCAGGCATCTCCGCGGTCGCCGGGCTCGGCGGGGCGTTCCTGTCGTCTCGTGGTGCCAGCCAAGGAGCTCGGGCTCAGGTCGACGCGTCCAACGCGGCGACCGCAGCTCAGCAGTCGATGTTCGATGCGACGCGCCAGGACTTGGACCCGTTCAAGTTCCAGGGCTACAACGCGTCGAACTGGCTGGCCAACCTCACTGGGATCGGCAACAACGCCATCACGCCGAACATCGATCCGCGGAACAGCCAGCTGCTCAGGTCGGCGCCGGCGTACCAGCGCTATGCCAACTTCCAGCCATCCGCCGCCTATCTCCCGGTGGCCCCTTACAGAGGGGTCAACTACAACTACTTCAAGCCGACGATGCAGCAACTTGAGCAGACGCCGGGCTACCAGTTCACGCGTGACCAGGGTCTCAAAGCTGTCACCAACGCCTCTTCGGCTAAGGGGCTGATCGGTTCCGGCGCTCATGGCAAGGCCCTCGCGGACTACGCCACGGGTCTGGCGTCGACGACCTTCGATCGTCAGCTGCAAAACAACATCAACCAGTTCAACACAGACCTGTCCTCGAGGATAGGTCAGTTCGAGCTCGGGCTGAATGCCAACATCAACCAGTACAACACCGCCGCTCAGAACAGGCGCCAGGACTACGCCACTGGACTGGATGCGTGGACGACCCAGTACAACACCGGGTTCAACTCGTTCACGCAGAACCAGAACAACGTCTGGAACAAGTTGTACGCGCTGCTTGGGGCAGGTCAGAACGCTGCGACCCAGACTGGTCAGCTTGGCACTCAGGTCGGGGGTCAGATCGGCAGCAACCTGATCGGCGCCGGCAACGCCTCGGCCGCCGGTACGATCGGAGCCTCCAACGCTTGGAGCAACGCTCTGAGCGGCATCGGCAACAGCTTCGGCAGCTACATGACGCTCAACAGGCTGCTGCAGAACAACTCGAACCCCGGCGGTGGAGCCTCGTTCTTCGGCGCCTACGGGTCCCCGTACTCGGCCGGTGCCGGAGGCTACGGCGGGCTTGGGCCGTTCATTTAAGGGAGGCTGATCAATGTCCGGTACCACGATCGACGCGCGGATCCCTCTCGCGGCCCGCGCACCGGAGATCAACCCCTTCGCCCAGCTCGGCCAGACGGCTGGGGTGGCAAACGCACTTACCCAGTTCCAGGCGAACCAGGCTCAGCTGCAGGGGCGCAACGCTGTCGGCGAGGCCATCCAGGGAGCCATCGATCCTGCAACTGGGAAGTATGATCCTGCGCGCTTCTACCAGCTGCTCCAGGGGAACCCGATGGCCCGGTACATGGCGCCTGAGGCCATGCTCCAGGGCAAGCAGCTGGAGCTCGGCCAGACGCAGCTGCAGACGATGCAGGCTCAGCTCGGCATGGTCCGCCTGAACCACATCCGTCAGGCCTTGACTGGTCTGCTCGCCAACCCGAGCGCGACGCCTCAGATGGTAATCGAGGAGATCACACGCCTGGTTTCGCTGCCCGAGGGTGAGCGTCCGTTCTCTCCTCAGGCTGCGGCTGCGGTCCTGGCCTCGATGCCTCAGAACCCTGCACAGCTGCGGGAGTGGTTGATCCAGCAGGCGGCTCGGGCCGACGCAGGTGTGGCGCAGCTCACCCCGTTCCTGCCACAGGGCGTACCGGTCCAGACTGGCGGTGCCACGGAGTTCATGGACCGCGACCCGATCACCGGCCAGATCCGTCCCAATACCCAAGTGCCCAACACCCCTCCGACTGGAGAGCGGAACCAGCTGGTGCAGCGCTACAACCCGGTCACCAGGCAGATGGAACTGGTGCCGCGCGATCAGGTGGCCCCGATGTCGACGGGAACAGGTGCGCCGGCGCCTGGCACAGCGGCTCCTGTCAGTCCTTTGGGCACCGGTCGCTATCCCACGTCTCAGGCGGCTCCTGGCCCTGCTGCGGCGGTGCCTGCAGCTCCTCCGCTCGGGGCCGAGCAGGCGGCGGCTGCTGTAGGCGTCGGATCCGGCGAGCAGGTCACCAACCTCCAGCGCGCCGCTGCCGAGGTGCCGACGATGCGAGCGGCTCTCGACAATATGGCCGGTCTGCTGGATCAGTTCGAGTCTGGTCCCGGCGCCGACTGGCAGCGCATGGCTCAGGCGTGGACCAACCGCAACATCCCTGATCTGCTCGGTGGTAGGTTCGAGTGGAACGCCAACCGCATCGCCAGCCAGGAAGAGTTCAACAAGCTGGCGTATCAGATCGCCCAGTCGCAGTTCAGGGCACTTGGCGGCACCGGATCGAACGACCAGCTCGCCAGCGCGATGTCTACCAGTCCGAACGAGCTCATTTCCCGCCTGGGCAACAAGGGCATCATTGCGATGCTGCGTGGCAATACCGACGCGATCGGCGTGCAGCAGCGGGAGTGGCAGCGCTGGTCTCAGCAGAATGCTGCTGGCCCCGAACGCTACGGTGAGTTCCTCGCTCAGTGGAACCGCGAGTTCAACCCGCAGGTGTTCCAGGCGATCTACCTCAAGCCTGAGCAGAGGGCTGCTCTCGTCGGCAGCATGACGCCCACTCAGTTCGATCAGTACGCCGCCGACTTCAGGCGGGCGATCGAGCGCGGGTGGATCCGTGCACCTACCGCAGAGTTGGGACGCGCCGCCAGGCCGAACCAGCGCCCACGATACGAGGATCCCCGCAACTTCGGTTACACGGACAACTGATCTATGGCCGATACCTGGGACAACCTGATCGAGGCTGCGGCCCGACGTCACAACGTCGATCCTCGACTGCTCAAGGCCCTCATGCTGACTGAGAGCAACGGCAACCCCAACGCCGTCGGTCCCCCGACCAACTGGGGTCGAGCCGAGGGTCTTATGCAGATCATCCCGCCGACTGCTCGAGCGCTGGCCGTAAACCCTCGGGATCCGGCCCAGGCGATCGACGGGGCTGCGCGCCTGCTGGCCCAGAACCTTGACCGCTACGGCACGCCGGAGCTTGCCATCCGAGCGTACCACGGCGGTACGGACACACGCAACTGGGGTCCTCAGAACGACGAGCATCTGCGACGGGTCATCGGCCACTACGGTCGACTCTCGCAAGTTCAGGCGGATCCTCCTGCGGCTGGGCAGCCTCCGACGATCACCCCGGGGGAGGCTCGCGAGTTCCTTGGGGCAGGAGCCACCCCCGGCGCCAGTGGAGCATCCGCTGACGTTCCGGTGGAAGAGTTCCTGCGTGGGGATGCTGGCAACCCCGAGACCCGGGCCACAGTTCCTCAGGCCTCGACTAGCCGATGGGACCGCTTCAGCTCTGGTGTGACCCGCGGCATGCGCGATGTCCTGGACCCGCCTGCTGAGTTCCTGGCCGGTCTGGCCGAGCGCACCGGCATAACGGAGGGGGTTCGCAACAGCGCATTCGGCAGGTTTCTCGAGCAGGACCTTGGGGTGCCTGTGAGGACGCAGGATGCTGAAGCGGCCGTCAACCGTGAGGAGCGACAGCGGTTTGAGCGGGACTACGGCGACAGCGGCTACGCCACAGGCGGACGCATGGTCGGCCAGATTGGCGCGGTGGTTCCGATGATGTCCCCCTTGGGTGCAGCCGCTCGCGGTTTTGCCGTGGGCTCTGGATCTCCGCTGCTGGCCACGATGACCGGCGTGTCTGGGGCTACGACCGGCAACGCTCTGCTGAACGCCGGTGCCCGGACTGTCGGTGGCGCCGCCTCCGGTGCGACTGGAGCCTATTTGACGGCTGATCCTGACAAGCCGATGGGTCAGCAGCTTGCTACCGGCGCCGCCCTTGGTGGTGCCATGTCCGGTGTCGTGGCTCCGGCCGTCGCCGCTGGGACCCGCGGCGTCAGGGAGTTCTTCTCGCCTCCGGTCTCGCCCGAGCGTGCCCTGCTGGCACAGCGCATGGGTCAGTTGGGGATCCCGGTCTACGGCCCTCAGATGACCAATAGTCCATTTACCCGCCGGGTGTATGCCAGCACCGAAGCCTTCCCATTCTCCGGTCAGCCTGAGCGCCTGGCCGACCAGGCGATGCAGGTCACGCGTGCGGTCGCCAGGACCTTCGGCGAGGACACCCCGACTATCACGCAGACGACGATCCAGAACGCGCGCACTCGCATCGGCAACATCATGGACGACGTGGCGTCACGGACGAACCTCGTGCCCGATGCCCAGGTGCGACAGGAGCTTCAGGCTATTTCCAAACTGGCGACAGAAACCTTGGAAGGTCCTAAGGCTGCTCTCATTACCAGATACATCGAGGATCTTCTCGATAAGATGAACAATGCAAGCGGAGGGGTCATCCCCGGTCGCCTTTACCAGACTTGGACGCGACACATGTCTCCGCTGAAGGTGTTCCAAGAGTCGAACGACGGTGCTCAGAGGATGTTTGGTGACGCCATCCGCAGCTCACTGGACGATCTGCTGGTGAGGTCTTCGCCTCCTAACGAGCTGGCACGTCTCCGCGACGCTCGTGCGCAGTGGAAGGCAATGATGACCATCGCGCCGTTGGTCAACAGGTCCCCGGACGGGGTGCTCAACCCGCAGCAGCTCTTCAGCGCCATCCGCACCAACTACGACACGTTCAAGAACGGCGGCGGCACCGGCAACGCTCTGGGCGACATTGCCCTTGGTGCCAACGCGTTCATGGGACGGGTCTTCGGTTCCGACACGGCGTTCAACCAGCAGATCCTCCGGTACATGCAGCAGCTTGAAGGCCTCGGGCCTTTGGCCTTGATGACGCACGATCCGATGCTGGGAGCCATGGGCCTCGGCACCGCGGCTGGCCTGTCGACCGGCGCCAGGCTGACAGCCTCAGGCCTGTCGAGCGATTGGTACCGCAACCGACTGATCAACAACGCCCTCAACCCCAACGCGCGTCCTGGCCTTGCCTCGAGGTTCGGGACTGCCACCGCGGTGCCTGCGGCTGTGGCTGCTGGCAATGCAGCCCAGAACGCGGCCGACGACGAAGAGCTTCAGGTCATCGTCGAAGCCCCCGCAATCCGATAGGAGATCACCATGCCGACCCCTGGGTTCACGGGCCAGCTCTCTCCGGCTCGTCAGCAGTTCTTCGACTCCGTTGGCCGCCCGTTGGCTGGCGGACGAGTGTTCCACTATCTGCCCGGGACAACGACACCGGCCACGACCTACGCCGATCCCGATTTTACCATCCCGAACCAGAACCCGGTTCCTCTCGACGCTGCCGGTCGCGCTTCCATCTACGCCGATCGGACCTTGCGTCAGGTGCTCAAGAACAGCGCGGGCGCGACGATTTGGGATGCCGTCACCGTTACCGGCATCGGGAGCAACTCCTCCTCGGCGCTCAGCCTGGACAACATCGCCGCTCTTCGGGCCAATACGACGCCGTACCCGCTGTTCTACGTGGAAAGCTACTACGCAGCGGGAGACGGATCTGACGGCTTCTTCCTGTGGGATCAGGCCGATACCACCTCGGTCGACAACAACGGCACGATCATCGTCGATGCCGGCGGACGGCGATATAAGCGCCAGGGCATCACCAGCTGGATCGACGTCCGTTGGTTCGGCGCCAAGGGCGACGGTGTCACGGTCGATACCACCGCCATTCAGGGCGCGATCAACTACGCCCAGACACGCAACCTGTGCGTCGTGTACTTCTCCCCTGGCGACTATGTCACCAACGCTCAGATCAACATCACCGGGTTTGGGTTGAACCTCATTGGTGGTGGCTGGGATAGCATCATCCGTGGCATCGGGAACTTTGACACGTTCCGCTTCTATGGCAGCGTGCAGGGCCAGGGTATCCGCGGACTCACCTTCCAGAGCGATCAGAAGACCGGTGGATACGACGTCCACGCCTTCCAGAGCTTCAAGTTCTCCTACATCGACTGCATCCACTTCAACTCCTACCAGGTCATGTTTCTGGGGCACAGCAACACCACCAACATCAACTACGTCTGGGCCGGAGGCGTTCGAGGCCCGCGGGCGTTCCTCTTCCAGGGAACCAACTCTGGGTCGTGCGGCGGTGTCCATATGGATCGCGTGATCGTCGGCGTGAGCCTGACCGGAAGCACGGGGACGACCGCGTTCGAGATGGACGGCTACGTCGCGACTGTCACCATGCACTCTGTGCACATGATCGGAGGCGCGGCCGGAGCGTCGAAGATGACGCATGGCATCTGGTCGCACAACGCCATCGGCGCGACCAACACCCTGCGGTTCCTCTATGGCAACGACGTTCAGATGGATTTCCCCGAGTACATCGGGCTGAACCTGGAATACTGCGCCGGCGGCAACCTTTCTGCGCTCTACGTGTCGGCATCCGAGAGGGACTCCAACGTCTATCTGGGAGAAGACGTCCGCGACTTCGCCATCAACGGATGCACTATTGCCTCTGCCGCCAAGCACGGCATCGAGGTCTGGGGTCGCAACATCATCATCTCTGACGGCACGGTCAACAACAACTCCTATCCTTCGTCGATCGGCAACAACCAGGCCCAGTACGACGGTATCTACGTCGGGGCCACTGCTCTCGATGTGTCCATTTCCGCCTGCCGCATTGGCAACACGGCTAATCTGGGTCAGACCCAGAGGTACGGCGTCTACGGCGCAGCTGGTGCCCGGAACATCACCGTGTCCGGGTGCATGCTGGCCAACAACGTTCTTGGACCATACCGCGACGACACGGCGGTAGCCACCGGCAACATGTCTGTGGCGGCTTGCGCAGGTCTCAACTCCACGTTCGAGGCTAACACGATCATCGGAGCTCAAGGCGGGTTCCGAGGCCGGCTGGCTCCGGTGATCGGAGGTGGCGGCGCCATCTCGTCTGTCACCGTCGTGGATGCCGGCTACCACTACGAGGTTGCACCGTCCGTCTTTCCGTACGATCCGGACGGAACCGGCAGTGGTGCAACTTTCAAGGCCGACGTTGCCAACGGCAAGATCACCAGCGTCACCGTGAACACTTCTGGCGCCAACTACGGCCCCAACACCGTGATCTATATACTCCCGGCAAACGACCAACCGGCTCTTCGAGCCCTGAACCCCTTGGTTGTCAACGCCAACCTGAAGGTCCGGGCTCAGAGTGCCGGGCGTGTTCAGATTGGGACGGATCAAGGATCTGGACTGGAAGTCAACACCGTCGCGAACGCCGTCAACTTCGTCCAGATCACAGGATCGGCCAGCGGCAGTGACCCGTTCATCACGGCTGCCGGTGCCGACGCCAACATCGATCTAAGGCTCATTCCTAAGGGGACAGGCCTGATCAACTTCGGCGTCTACACTGCTGGAGTTCCTGTGACCACTGGGTACATCACCATGAAGACGCAAGCTGGTCAGACGGTCCAAATCCCCGTCCGTCTGGTCTAAGGAGCTCGGATCATGGCCACCTTCTTCAGCGCGCTGCTGGATCGCCTCAACGACTCTTGGAACAGCGCGTTCTTCCCGCTGAACACCGACGCCTTTCTCAACCGGCTGGCGGTGGAGATCTCCAACGCTGTCAACAGCTCGGGCATCCAACTGACGACGGACGCTCTCAGGTCGACGCCGGTGCCGACTGTGATGACGACGGTAATCACGTCCGGCTACACGACGGCCAACGACGGTGGCGGTGCCAGGTTCGCCCGAGGCCCGCTGCCTAGCTGGTCCTCGATCGACGCTGACCGCAGGATCCACTTCCCGGATCCGGTGTACCCTGACCTGTACTGGTACCTCGATCAGCCCCGAGCGACTCCCGAGGTTGCAGGAGCCATAGGCGTACTGAGGGGTGACCCGACGACCTGCTCAGGCGTCCAAATCAACGTCCTCTGTGACTACTTCAACGCCCGCGGCGGAGGCACCCTGGATCTCACTACCGGGATGAGTTACGGGCTGTACACCGT